CGTCGCGGTGGTTGCGTAGTTGGTCAACGTCGCGGTGGTTGCGTAGTTGGTCAACGTCGCGGTGGTTGCGTAGTTGGTCAACGTCGCGGTGGTTGCGTAGTTGGTGAGCGTCGCGGTGGTTGCGTAGTTGGTGAGCGTCGCGGTGGTTGCGTAGTTGGTGAGCGTCGCCGTGTCGACCTTGGCGGCCAGGTCGCTGACCAGGTTCGTGACGTTGGCCTCGGGAATGATGATCTTGCTGGCCGGTTCGACGTGGTCTGTGGTGCAGTCAATTCTCGGCACCCCGCAGATGCCTGACGCCTCCGCGGAACGTTCAAGCGTGAAACGCCCGACTAGGAACCCCATAAAGAGCAGCGAAGAGAGCCAGAAAACAGGTCGATTTCTCATGTGAACGATCCCCCAATCACTTTCCAGAATGTGCCGTCGGCTGATAGCTGCACAATCACAACATCGTCGGCGAGAGCGCGGATATCCTGCGGGCTTGTGTCGCCCATACGTGGAGTCTTGATCTTCACCCCGACCGACGGTGACCCCATAGCCGCGAAGATGGTATCCGCAGCGAGTGTGAGCGTGAGGCGAGTACCGCCGATGCAGCCGGTTGGGTCTATACCGTCGAGGGTTCCGCCGCCAGTGACGAGCAGGTTACGGTGCGCATAGAAGGTCGAGATGCCGTTGTCGACGATGGGGACGGTGTAAAGCGCCTCGTCTGCCGTCGTGACTGTGGACGTCCCGCCGCCCCCGCCACGTCTAGAGTATTCAACTCGCAGACGATGGAAGATGCTTGTGTGAATGACATGCCGAGCCCCCGCGGACTCTACACAGGCGAGGAACACAGAAGGTCTTCCATTAACAAAGTCTGTATTCATAGCAGCAGCAGTAGAAACATTCTGAAGCGTGTGCACATAAGCCAGTGTACTCCGCGGTGGGAACGCCCCGGCCGCCGACATACCCGAGTACACGTCCACCTGCTTTGGCCCGCGATAGCGCAGCACTAGAACGTCAGCATCAGTCTGCTGACCGAGACTTTCTTGGTTCGTTCCAGCGAAAGTAGTACCAATTTCTGCCGTACCCTCAGTCACAGCACAAAGGATCCAGGGGATTGGTGTTGTGCCCGGTGTGTCGTACCTCTTCCGAACATTGTACCTAGTACCAATCACGCGCGGTTGCGCCTCGATTCCCAGCACCGTCCCGGCAAACGCCGAGCCCTCCCATTGATCCGTGTAGTCCGTCACCATAGCCCACACCCACAGCTCGTCTAGCTCGGCATCATGAGGAATGACGTCTTGCAAACCCATTGTGATGATGGGAGCCAGGCGGTCTGGCCCGTGCAAACTTGCCTCCACATAAGGGCTAGTCGTAATGGTGAGGCCTTGTCCGGACGGGTTCCAATTGCACGCGGTGGCCGCGCCTGAATTTTCAAAGTTCCACAAACGACCGTTGTGGATGTTCGCCCCAGCCACGAGGCTCCCACCCGCAGCATGCGTGAAGTCCTCTTCAAAGACGTTGACATACCCATCGTTGTAACTCGACGGCCATAGCAGGGTCCACGCGATGTCAGCGGTGCCAGACTTGAACCATATCGCGGCGGGGAGTCCACTCCCGTCGTTCAACCAAACGAAAGTGCGAAGACCTCGCGCGAGGCCGGGCGATGTCGTTGGCGCTACAGTGACCTGCGCCCACGCGCCCGCCGCTGCACGGATGTCGAGCTGTGGAACACCATGCTCGTCTAGCACGACGTCGAAGGTAACGGAGTCGTCAGACGACTTCGGTCCTATGTGTACAAGGATCGCCTGCGCGAGCGCGCGCCACGTGACGGTGAGAAGCTTCGCGCAGTCCCCTGGTGTTAGCGGTTGGCCAGCGTCGACTACGCGCTGCCTAGACCTGACGGGCGGAACAGCGGCTGCCGCGCCGATGGCGGACTCGGCCGGCGCGGCCATGAAGGCGGCTATAGCTGCCGCCTTCGCTGCTTGGATTTCAGCGCCTAGCTGCGGGAAAGTGTCTTGCCAGACGGCCATCGCACGTCGCCTAGGCGCTATAGACGATGACTGTCACGTACGCCGCGGGGTGGTCGCCCGGCGCGGACGTCGAGAAGCCAAACGTGAAGGTGCGGCTCGACTCCCCGCCCGTGGCGCCAGCTATGGTGACGACGGGAAAACCGCCCGTTGAGTTCTTCAGCGGTGTAGCGTGCGGCACGATTGCAAGACCGTCTGTCAGCGCGGTGAACGCCTCTGCGGTGAGCGTGACGGTTGGGCTGACGTGCGTGTAATCCGCACACGACAAGTAGAACGAAATCTCTGCACGCTTGCCGACCTTATGCAGGATAGCGCCCGACACCGTCCCGGTATCAGGCATCACCTGGCCCGCGTCGAGTACGAACACCGAACCGAGTTCGCTGTCAGAGTGCCCCCACCGTTCCCACTTCGTTTCGTCTGACGGCAGCGCCACGGCGGTCGACGGGCCGTTCGCGGCCTTCGCCTTGTACGTCAGCCCATCAACCGCGAAGATGACCCGCGCGTTGGCGGCGTAGTCGACATCGTTTTTGTAGACTGCCACACCCCACGCCATCAACCACTGCACCGCGTTGTCAAGCCAACCTAGAAGCCAGTTAAACTTTCGCCGGCTAGGCTTGGCGCCAGCGACGAACCCAGTAGCGATGGCTCCGGCGTCAGGGGCGGTTGTCTCGCCGGCGGCGGCCCAGATGGTACTACGTGTGCTTGGGGTGCTCATAGAAGGGTCTCCTCGGCGAATACTCCGCCTGCTGTGGGGTCATCGTCCTCGCCGAACGTTTCGGCGGTGGCGTCATCATCGAAACCGAAGGTTGGGGCACCGTAGGTCCACCACGAGACGATGGGCTTCCCTACCCCGACAGGTTTCGGCATCACACCGGCCTGCGTGAGAATCACCGTCTCGGCAAGCGTCGGTTGCCGAGTCAGCTGAACCTCAAAGGCCATGCCACCCATGTCCATTACCATGAATGGAATAGGGCCCATAGGCCCGTCGGCGTAGTCTGGCATGACGAACCGCAAGAACGCGTAGACGTCGTCAGCGTTCGCTACCGTGGTCTGATTTAGGTAACGCCGCGCTCGCAATGCGAGCCGGTAGGTCTCGTCATCGAGGACCGCATCACCCGTCAACGGGTCACCGACATCCCACCAGATACCGCCCAGCAGCGGGTTGTCCTCTTCACCGAACGTGTCTGCCAACGCGTCGTCGTCGAAGCCAAACAGAATCCTAGGGTTCCCGCCTGGGATGCGCCGTGGCTGGCCGATGCGTTTGCCTACAATGTCGAGGTTCACGCCGTTGACGACGTACCCACCACCGCGGTTCATGGCGTCGATGTCGTCAAGCTGCGCGACCTGGTTAACCGCTGCCTCTAAGTCATCGAAGGCCTCGGTGACCGCCGCTACCCAAGCAAGGAACTTCGGCGTGCGGTGCTGACTGGCGATGCGGGCTACCGCGAGCGCGGCATGGTTGATGGTCGTACTCACGTGAGCGCCACCATAGCTATGTCGTCCGCCGCCAGCGTGACGATCTCGTTGAACGCAGTCGCCAGATCTGCAGCGGTAGTTGCGTCTACCGCACGACCCGTCTCGAGCCCTTCAAGCATGATAGACGGCAAACCATCGAGACCCGGTACCGAAGCAAGCGCCGGCGGGGTGAAGAACGAAATGACGGCATCAGCACCTGGCTGCTGGTACGCCGTTACCCAGGCGACGAGCGCCGCCTTCACGGCATCCTCCCCACCGCCAGTACCGAACCCTTGGCCGAGCCGTTCGCGGTAGGTCAACTTGACGAAGAGCCGCACCGGCGTCGCCACGTAGTAGCGAATGGGTTGAGCGTTGCCGGCGCTGTCGCTAACCTGTACAACCTGGTCACCGACCGTGGAACACCCGAGGCTCTTCCGCCTAAAGATAGCCGTCCCAATGTCCGTCGCGCTGCCACTCGTTACCACCGCGGTGATAGAGTGTTGCGGCAAGGCATGGTCACCAGGTTTGGCGTTGGCTTGGACGCTCGTGTCGTTCTCCCAAAGCCGCATCTTCCCGATGGTCGATACCGCGAGTATGCCGGCACGGACGCTGTCGACGAGTGCTTGAGTGGGGCTCGCGGTTGAAGCGTTCCGGCGGAGACGCAACGCCTCGTCACCCTCGACCGCGGCTGCGGCAGTAGACGGCGCTGGGTTCGTTACCGAAACCAACCCGTAAGTCGGCTGGACGATCACGGTGACGTCGCCCGCAAGGCTAGTCACCCCCATCGTCGTAGCAAGGCAACTCACCAAGACCGGTGACCCTGTACCGAAGACCTCAGTCTGGAACGCGTAAACGGCGCCGTTGGTCGCGTCCGCGACCTGGGTGCCAGCTGGCACAGTGGCGTTGAGCAGCACCAACGCAGAGACGTTCACCACAGCGTAGGACCCGATGTTCTTATTGACGCCGTTCAACCGGCAGGTCGCCGTCAAGTTCTGCCCAGTCGCGTGGTCTGGATCGCGGCCGTTATAGACGTTCTCAAGCGCCTGGGCGATATCGTCAATAGCCTCTGCGAAGACTCCGATGAGCTGGGCGTCCTTCGTGGACGGACTCAGGTCAATGTCGCTACCGAAGATGAGCTTCGCCCGATCCGTGAACTTCGTGAGAATAGTCTCGAGCGAATCACGCACGAATCCAGCAGCTGTAACACCGACGTTTATCATGGTAGGACAACCTCAACAGGCACAGCCTCACCGTACACTGTGGCAACGACCATCCCCACCGCCAAGCGGCGAGTCTCATGGTCTGGGGTTGCGATGAAGGAGACGATTTGGCTGATGCCGGCGGTGGTGAGAACTACCCGCTTCAGCTCTGCGTTGGTAAAGGCTTGGTCGGGGCGGTCACCAAGGATAGCCTGGTTTCCGTCGCCGAGGTCGTACATCGAGACTCCAGCGGTGGGGTCAAGGAACCATTCACCCCAGGCCAATCGGAGGTTCCACGCCACCAGCGCTTGGACCGCCGCTGAATCACGTAGGCGGTTGTTTGCCCGGCCCAGGACGTAGTCACCAGCCCCGTCATCGCGTCGTACATTCATGGTTTCACCATCACTGTTAATGAGGAGCTCCCTAGGACGGAATACGGCACCTCCGTCAAGGTATCAACGCCCTTGCCCATAACCACGCCATTCACCATTGGGACGAGCAGTGACAACGACGCCGCGGCGCCGATGTGCACGGTACCGTCGTTACGAACTGAGAGACGGTTGCCCCCGTCGCGGGTCCGCAACTCCGGCCCAGCTTGCGAGACGTCGTTGAGCACTGTCGGCCGTGGCTGAAACCCGATGAGCGCGAAAGCGTCCGAGAGGTCGTGGTTACGGAGCTCGGGCGGGTCGGATACCTTACCAGTCGCCCACCAGGCGTCAATGCACCGTTCTGAGAAGGCCAGAACGCAGCTGTCGTTGGGTGCGATGTCGAAGGTCAAGACGCCGCCAGGGAAGAAGGCCGGGACGTCTACGCACAGCGGAAGTTCTACCAACTTGCCTGTCGTCGTGACTAGGCGCCGCACCGCGGGCCGAACCTCGACCGTCTGGAGGTCGAGGTTGAAACTCTTGATGATGCCTGGGAGCAACGTGTGGGTCTCCAGCAGCATGCCGTGGACGAGGTTGCGGTCCGCATCTTCATCGTCACCCACGAGTTGCTCGGTATCGTCTAGAAGCGCATTGGCCGTTGGGTCGGTAATCATCAACGACCTCCTGGACGCGGTGCGTGTTGGCCCAGCGCCACGCACTCAACCTCGGTGGACCCGTCCCCACGCGTGTCACCTTCGTGCTTGAGCTTGTAGACCTTGTAGCGCCCGTCAGGGTCTAGCCGTATCAGCTTCTTGTCCCGGACCTTAGGCCCGTTGGTATACTGCTGCAGTGCCTGAATCTTGATGTTGTTGTTGTCGAGAATGATCATCCCGTTGATGCGCACCTGTGGGTTGAGCAACATCTTTACTTTGATGCCCTTGCCCGAGACCTCCGGTGCACCAAGCATTCCTGTCTCTGAGTTCACTACGATGGCCTCAACGGGCAGCGCAGCGTCGGCCGCAACGATGTCGAGGTAGCCATCTTGGATCGACCACGCAGCCCCGTGCTCCCGCGCGAACACGTCAAGCACCCGGCGTGTCGACCCCGCGAGAACCCGCCCACGGAGGTGGCGGTAGGGATTCAGCTGGATGGTGCCCTTCCGCGTGTTGGGCATGGTAGCGAGGAGCTCATCCACGACGTCCTCGGCGGGCCGGCCGGCGGCGATGGTCATATTCACAATGCTGCTATGGTAATCACGGTCGCCGTCCGCCGCTTGAATCTCTGTAATCCAGTCGTTCGTGTCACGGTAGTGAAATGGGTACTTGATACTGCCGCGGAAGATGACGCGCGAGTCGCGCGTGTGGCCCGACTGCAGCATTACGTCGTCGAACTCGTTCTTCACCTGCGCGTCGTGGGCCGGGTTCAGATTGTAGATGAGAATGTTGGCGGTGTTAGGCGGCCCGCGCAACGACTTCTCCACCGTGAACTTGATGCGTAGTTTATCGATTAGCAACCCACCGGCTATTTTCTTCGTCAGCTGCTTGCCCACGATGACCGAGCAAGTGCGGAGCCATTGACGGGTGTCAAGCACGGTCTACCTCGCCTGGGTCGAACCAGAGCACAATGACCCGTGTGCCAAGGTCGTCGACGCCGGCATCAACACCAAGCCCGACGTCGGCACTAGTATCAATGGCGAGCATCGTGCCAAGCTCGGGCGCGAAGCTTTGCAGGAGGTCGGCGCCTAGCACGATAGGCATGGCTGAGACCAACGTGGCACCGGTAGTTGGGTCGACGATGTCCATGACCCACACCCCAGCCCGGTCGTTCCACCGGACGGTAACCTCGTACCGCGCCCCATTTACT